CAGAAGCAGAAGTTTGTAAAGTTTTAAATATAACTTTTTCGGAAATCCCTTGGGGTGATAAAGTTACTTGGGCAAAATTATTTCAATCAAATCAGACATATGATTTAATATCACGTTATTATAAAAAGGATATATAAAGTGGCAAAACATAAGATAGTTGTTGAGACTGATAATAGTACTTGGCAAGCACCCAAGGTACGTAAAAAACGTAAACCTATGTCTGAGGAACAACGTGCTGCTGCTGCAAAACGTCTGGAGAAGGCAAGAGAAAAACGTGCAGAGAAAAATCCAAATTATGGACAAAGTGGGATACATCCCACACTACAAGATTTGCCTGATGATCACCATTGTTCTCCTAAAAAGGTTAAGGTGTGGATTAAGACACAGAAAGGTCTTGCGAGTGCTGAACGTGCTGGTGTAAAACTAGGAATTAAAGGAGCATATGCTAGGCAATGTACCCATGAGGCATATGTTCGTAGTATGGTAAAATATTTGAGGGATGGTGATTGGACAGATAATTTTTATGGTGAACATCAAGAGAAAAGAATAAAATGGAAATGTATTGCTCTTGCTTATGACAAAGATGGTAATGTTAAACGTGATGTGGGTACTTGGTATCCAGACATGGGAATGGTTTATACTGGGGATAAGGAAAATGAAAACACCGAAACACGAAAACGTAGCAGAAAACGTAATACAGGGACCGTGGAAAAAAAGAAACGTAAAAATCCCAAACGAAGAAGCCGTAAAGGAACGTGAACAACTTGCGTTTGCAGAAGAGTTGACTGAACAGGCAATGATAAGCTTGATACATACCCTGCATGAGAATGATTTTGATGTGAATGATAATAGATTTTTGCATGATATGGGATTTATAATAGAGTGTGTTAAAAGTGTTGTATACAGAGATATGGGATTTCAACACCCTATGAGTGATATTATGAAAGAGTTGACTGTTTCAACTATAGATGAGACTAACACATTAACAACAGAATTGGATATGGATAAGGTTGTTAAGGCAACAAAATTTGTAAGTGAATTGGAAGATGATGGACCAAACTTGGCATGAAGTATTCAGTCCTACGATTTTAGAAACTTCTATACCAAAGAAATTCGTTAAAATTGTAAATGAGGTTGGAGATAGAGTATTAGGCAGTGAACAACAAAGTGCTCAATGGGATTGGTCTGATAATCTGGTAGGCAAGGTTCACAAGGAAATTCAGATACCGATAACCTCTGATGCTGACAAGAAGTATTTGTCTGATACCATGAAGAGGGGATGTCTGGACTACCTAAATTATATAAGGGATAAGAATAGAGCATATAATTGGTATAAGATGGCAGGACATAGTACAGTACCAAAAATAGAAAACGTCCATTTGACCCAGAGTTGGGTAGTTAGTCAATATGCTGGAGAGTACAACCCTTGGCACAAACATAGTGGAGATTTTTCATCAGTCATCTATTTAAAAATACCAGATGATATGGAAGGTGAATATCAAGAGGATGCTGAAGACCATTATCCTGCGAATGGTTTGATTGAGTTTATGTATGGTGAGGCATGTGATTTTAGGAGTGATGGTTTAAAATTTAAACCAGAGGTTGGTAAGTGGTTAATTTTCCCATCCTATCTAAAACACTTTGTCTACCCATTTCATGTTAAAGGTGAAAGAAGGAGTATGAGTTTTAATGCTCATATGCAAATGAAGAGATGATTTTAGTTGATATGAATCAGATATCAGTGGCAAGTGTCATGATGCATCTGAATATGGAAAAAACAATAGCACCAGATGGCAATGTAGTACGACATATGATACTTAATTCGTTACGTATGTATCGTTCACGATTTCATGTGGAATATGGTGAATTGGTGTTATGCTATGACTCCAAGCATTATTGGAGAAGGGATTATTTCCCAAATTATAAATACAATCGTAAAAAAACAAGAGAGGACTCTGATAAAGATTGGGATGCAATTTTCAAATGTCTTAACGAGATCAAATCAGAACTTAAAGAGTTCTTCCCTTATAAGCATCTTGAAGTCTACGGTGCCGAGGCAGATGATATAATTGCTGCACTATGTCTTGAATTGGAATATGATAATGGTAAGACATTGATCCTTTCTGGTGATAAGGACTTTATTCAACTACATAAATATAAGAACGTATCACAGTATAGTCCGATAACAAAGAGAATGATCAATGGCACAAATTCTGAAGAATATTTGAAAGAGCATATTTTAAAGGGTGATGCTAGTGACGGTATACCTAATGTGCTATCACCTGATCATACATTTACAGAAAAATTACGGCAACGTCCTTTGGGAAAAAAGAAGATAGAATCGTTTAAGGAAAATGGTTTACCTACTGAAGAAATAAAACGAAACTATCAAAGAAACGAGAAACTTATCAATTTGTCATTATCACCTGATGATCTGTATATTACAATTTTGAAAGAATATCAGGAAGCACCAGAAGGTGATCGTAGCAAGTTGCTAAATTATTTTATAGTAAAGAGGTTGAGGAACCTCACCGAATCGATAGGAGAATTCTAAATGCCAGAACAAACTTACACCCCACTATTTTCAGAAATTTTGGACAAGGTGTCTAAACTAAAAACTAAAAACCAAAAGGTTGCTCATTTGCGACAATATAATACTGATGGTCTTAGGCAAGTGATTAAATCTTCATTTGATCCTAAAGTCAAATGGGCATTACCAAACGGTGAAGTACCTTATATTCAAAATGATGCACCTGAAGGAACAGAACATAATAATCTCTCTTATGAACATAGGAAACTCTATCATTTTATTGAGGGTGGCAATCCAAAACTTTCGCAGAATAAACGAGAGAGTATGTTCGTTCAGATGTTAGAAGGGTTGCATCCAGATGAAGCAGATGTTCTTGTTGCGGCAAAAGATAAGATTTTGCATCAGAAATATAAGGGACTTTCTGCTAATGTAGTGAGAGAAGCATTTAACTGGACAGATGAATATATGTTACCAGACCCTGTAGTATATCCACAGACCCCAGGTGCAGCAAATGGCTGATGCCCCTTATAGTAAGTGGCAGTGCATGGCATGTGACTATATCTATGATGAAGAACTTGGTGACAAAGAAGAAGGATTTGAACCTGGCACTAGATGGGAAGATATTCCAGATGATTGGTATTGCCCTGATTGTGGTGCAGAGAAAGAAATGTTTATGGAAATGGAAGATTAATGCTAATTGAAGATGATATTAAACTAGATTATTCTGATGTACTAATCCGTCCTAAGAGGTCAACTCTCACATCTAGAAATGATGTAGAGTTGTCCAGAACCTATACCTTTTATCATAGTAAAAAAGAATGGACAGGGGTTCCTATTATGGCAAGTAATATGGATACTACTGGTACATTTGAAATGCATGGAGAGTTGAGTCTTCATGGTCTGGTGACTTGTATTGCTAGGCACTATAACAAAGATGGTATACCTTGGCACTTAGCAGAACGAAGAAACAAACTCTGTGTTATGTCTGGTATATCGGACAAAGAGATACTTGAAATAGTGGGGGTTGCTAATACATATTCTGATGTAGCATTTGTTGGTCTTGACGTAGCAAATGGGTACACCATCAATTTTGTAGAATCTGTTAAGCATTTGAGAGGGTTGCTTCCCAACGCAACAATCATAGCAGGGAATGTAGTAACAGCAGATATGACAGCAGAATTGATTCTTGCTGGTGTTGATATTGTAAAGGTCGGAGTTGGACCTGGCAGTGTATGCACTACTCGTACCAAGACAGGTATAGGGTATCCACAGTTAAGTGCTGTTATAGAATGTGCCGATGCTGCACACGGTGTTGGTGGTCACATCATAGCAGATGGTGGTTGTAATTCTTCTGGAGATGTAGTGAAAGCATTTGCTGCTGGTGCTGATTTTGTAATGATTGCTGGTATGTTAGCAGGGCATGATGAGTGTGATGGTGAGTTGATATTTAAAGATGATCACCCAGACCCAGTAGGTATGAAATTCTATGGTATGGCATCCAAAACTGCTATGGACAGACATGGACATCCTAATAGAGAGTATAGAGGTGAAGAGGGCAAAACCGTGAT